GCGCTCGAGCTCGGGTTGTTGTTGGAGGACGATGATCGTAAAATTGTGTGGGCGGCGGCTCATAGCGCAGCGAGACGACAGCGAGGGCCGGCATGGAAGAAAATTGCAAAGATTTTGCATATGCATCCGGCAACAGTGAAGCGAAAATTTGAACGAGCGATTCTGGAGCTGTGGCACAAGATGTTGTATCTTGTTGACTGAACTGCCTAAATAGCATACTTTTTTATTACGATGAGTACATTATTGTAACTTCCCAGTTAACAGTGATGAGTTCCTCCCTTGTGAACTAGAAATACAGCGCTCCGGCGCTGTATTTTTTGGCGTTGTTGATTGTGATCGTAAAAATGACTGCTAAAATTATTGAGTGGTTCAAAAAATTAATGCGAGGAAAACCTGTACCGAAATATCTTTCTGGCTCAAGGGTGGAAAAGATAGCGGCGATGCGCCATCAAAGGAAAGTAACCAATGGCAAAAGTCAGGGTTAACAGAAAAGATTTTAGAGAGATTTGTGAGCGTCTTGCTGAAGGTGAAAGCTTAACTAAAATTTGTGGTGATAAGAAATTGCCAAGTTGGCGAACAGTATTGCGTCACGTTCAAGATACTGACCATGCTTATGAGCAATACAGAAATGCTCGAGCTCTTCAGGCTGAGATAATGCGTGATGAGATTATTGATTTGGTGTCTGCCGAATTACCCAATGATCCTAAGTTAGCTCAAGCCGAGGTTGGTCGAAGGCGATTGGAAGCAGACTACAAAGATAAAATGGTCCGACAACTACAGCCTCGAGGTGTTCGTAATCGTGAGGAAGATAAGGTTGATGAGGGTTCCGGCGAGATGGTTATTCGTTGGCAAGGTGTTGGATCTAGCTTGGGGTAACCCGTTGTTGTGAGTCGGAGCTGGCAGTGCTCGCGCGCACGAGAAAAAATGTATCATTCAACTAATAATTGTTCGCATCTGATAAATATTCTATTTGTGGCTGGATTGTGGCGGATCACCCCTAAGTCATTGATTTAATTGGCAAGACCGTCAGGTTTTATACCTGATGGGGGTGTAATTTTTCCGGGGTTTTGAGAATCGACCCCCCCCACCCCCCAAGCAACCGGGTGCAGTTGCCTATACGATTAATCCATTACGAAGCGAGGCACTGTCTCTCTGTGGCAAAGAAAAAAAATATACAGGAAATAGAAATTCCATATACGCCGAGGCCGTTACAACTCGAGCTCCATAAAATGCTCGATAAGTATCGCTTTAACGTACTCGTAATGCATCGCCGGTTTGGGAAAACGGTATGCGTCATAAATCACCTGCTACGTGCAGCAATTATGGAGAAAAAGAAAAATCCCAGATATGCGTATATTTCGCCATCCTACCGGCAATCCAAATCAATCGCATGGGACTATTTAAAGACCTTTGCAGCCGGTATCCCCGGCACTAAGTACCATGAAACAGAATTAAGGTGCGATCTACCCAACGGCGCGAGAATAACGCTCCTCGGCTCGGAAAACCCCTCGAGTCTTAGAGGAATTTACCTAGACGGCTGCGCCATCGACGAGGTGGCACAATGCCCTGACAGTATATTCCCCGAGGTCATCAGGCCGGCTTTATCTGATAGAAAGGGGTTCTGCGTTTTTATTGGCACCCCCCAGGGTACGCAAAACTATTTCTACGATCTGTGGGACGCGGCAGCGGCAACTGAAGGTTGGAACCGCTGTATGTATAAGGCCAGCCAGACCGGCTTGATCGACAGTGAAGAGCTGGCTGCCGCACGCGCTACAATGACCGAGGACCAGTATAATCAGGAATTTGAGACGAGCTGGGTGGCCAATGTACCGGGCTCGATCTGGGGCAAAGAAATACAGGCCATTGATGATAAGGGCCAGATAACCGAGGTGCCGCATGACCCGGCATTAAAGGTTTCAACATTTTGGGATATCGGCATACATGATTATACGAGCATTTTCTTTGCGCAGGTTTCTCGGGGCGGTGCAGTCCATGTTATTGATCATGTGGAAGCGCGCGGTGAAGGCTTGCCGTATTACGCTCGTATATTGCAGGACAAGTCTGATGAGGATGGCTATTTTTATGCTCACCATTACGGGCCGCACGATCTGGCAGTTACTGAAATGGGTACAGGAAAAACACGAATCGAAGCTGCCCACGAGCTCGGGATCAGGTTCCGAATAGTTCCCAGGTTACCTGTCGAAGACGGCATCCATGCGGTCAGGATGATGTTGCCGAAATGTTATTTTGACCGCGCCAAGTGTCGCAGGGCTCTGGAATCGCTCCGGCATTACCATCGAAAGTGGGACGAGAGGACGCGCAATTTCAGATCCAAGCCTGTACATGATTTTTCAAGCCATACAGCGGATGCAGCCAGGTATATGGCAATCGCCCTACAGGAAGATTACGACAACAAGCCGGCTCCGCAATCCTACGCGGAAATGGACTACAACCCTTTTGAGGCAAGAACATGAGTTTTTTATTCCCTAAAGCGCCGGCGCCAGCAATGCCGCCGATACCGCCAATTCAGCCGGACCCGGTTATTAAGGCGCCCAGCACCCAGATTGAGGATAATTTGCGCGACGACATCAGGCGCCGGAGGGGCAGAACATCGACAATTATTACGGGTAGCGAAGGTTTGACGACTGAGCCGGATCAGGAAGTAAAGAGTCTTTTAGGCACGAGTAGCGGAGGGTAGTTAAAATGTGGCTTACAATTTTACTTATCTTGTTAGGAGTTTGATATGTCGAAGTTTATCTTTCGAGCTGTAGCTTCGTCGGTGTTTTCCAGTTTAATTTCTCCATCAAGAAAGCCAACGAAGGTGGCGGCCCCTGTTGCGGCTGCCGCGCCGAAACCAGTTGTACAGCCTAAAGAAGCTGTCGGCGCCGGCGAGGTTGGTAAAGTTGAAAAAGAGCGCAAGGCCAGTATCCGGCGCGGAGCTGTTCGGCGCCGTGTTCCCAAATCTGTTTTAGGCAGTGCGCCGTCAGCATCGAAAACGCTTTTAGGTGAATAGTGGAAAACGAAATATGTCAAAAATGTGGCTGCGACAAACCCAAGGTCATGGTGCATGGCCATTACCAGTGCGCCGACTGCAAATGCATTTCGGATGGGGATTGTTGCCAAGGCGAGGTAGCCGATAATGATAAATGAGCCTGACGAACAAGCCGTTGTTTTGCTCAAGCGTTTAGAGACGCTTGCTGCGCAGCGTAAGACTTGGGAAAATCATTGGCAGGAGATCGGTGATTATATTGTCCCGCGCAAGGCGGATGTTACCGTCTCGCGTTCCCCCGGTGACAAGCGTATGGAGAAAGTGTTTGACAGCACGGCAATCCATGCCGCCGAGTTGTTGTCTGCCAGTTTGCATGGGATGCTCACAAACCCGAGCACCAGATGGTTTGATCTGCAATATCAGGATCTCGAATTAAATACCGACGACGAGGCCAAGGAATATCTCGAGAGCATCGTTGATATTATGTATGCCGAGTTCAAGCGCTCAAATTTTTCCGAGCAAATCCATGAGCTGTACCACGATCTGATTACATTCGGCACCGGCGTTATGATGATTGAGGATTACGAAGGCGGGGTGCGCTTCAGTACTCGGCATATTTCCGAGTGCTATTTGTCCGAGGATGAGTGGGGCCGCGTAGACACTGTATTTCGTAAGTTTAAAATGACCCTGCGTGCGTGCGCCAAAAAATTTGGCAAAGACAAGATGTCCGACAAGCGCCTCAAGGAAATGGAAAAAGATCCCTATAAGGAAGTCGAGGTTATTCAGGTTGTGATGCCTCGTGAGGATCGGGATTATAATAAATCAGATAGCATGAATATGCCCTATAAGTCATGCTACATCGATCCCGAAGCCAAGCAGATTTTACGCGAAAGCGGTTATCAGGAATTTAGTTATGTCTGCCCCAGATTTTTAAAGGCAAGCCACGAGTTAAGTTATGGAAGAAGCCCGGCCATGACGACATTACCGGACACGAAAATGATCAACGCCATGTCCGAGGTGACGATTAAGGCAGCTCAGAAGCAGGTAGATCCACCTCTTATGGTGCCGGATGATGGGTTCGTCCTACCCATTCGTACCCGGCCCGGATCTTTGATGTTTTACCGTTCCGGCACAAGGGACAGGATCGAGCCTCTGAATATCGGCGCACAGACCCCCCTTGGACTGAATATCGAAGAGCAAAGACGGCAAGCCATCAGATCCGGCTTTTATGTTGATCAATTGATTATGGGACAAGGCCCACAAAAAACGGCGACAGAAGTGATCCAGTTAACCGAGGAAAAAATGCGGGTGCTGGGGCCAGTTCTGGGTCGCTTAACTGCCGAGCTGTTATCGCCTATGATCGACAGGGTATACAGTATTCTATCGCGCGCCGGTAAATTCCCTGAAGCGCCGGAATCTCTGACTGAAGGCGACATCGATATTGAATATGTATCTCCACTTGCGAAAGCGCAAAGGCAATCCGACATCTCCGGCATAATGAGAATGTTCGAGATCCTGTCGCCGCTCGCCAGTGTCAATGCCGGTATTTTTGATCACTTCGATTTTGACGGTTTAATCCGGCACGTTTTAAAAGCACTTTCAATCCCAGCGAGCATAACGAAAGGCGAGTTTGAAGTAGCGCAGGAACGTGAAAATCGTGCAGCCCAAGAACAGGAGATGCAGGAGATGCAACAAATTCAACAGGTATCAGAATCAATGGGCGCTGCCGCTCCGATGGCTAAAGTCTTACAGGCTGATGAAAGCATATCTAATGAATGAAGACGAGCTGATTGAAAACCGGCAGCGCCTTATTGATGCTGCCAAAGAAATATTCAATATGCCAGCCGGCGAAATTGTTCTCGACCAGCTCAAGCAAAAGTCGGGTTTTAATATATCAAACTTTAGTTCTGACGCGCTTGAGATGGCGTACCGCGAAGGGCAACGCAGTGTTGTTCTTTATATCATTGATCTATTAACCGATAAAAAGGTTCCACAAACTGAAGGAGAATAAAGCAAATGGCTGAAGAACAGGTAGCGGAAGTGTCGGCAGAGCCGGTAGCACAACCGTCTGAGGAAGTAGCTAATTGGAGAACGGAATTACCAGATGACATTCGGGAGCATAGTTCGCTCTCCTCGATACAGGATGTCGGCAATCTGGCAAAAAGTTATATCAATGCTCAATCGATGATTGGGCGGGACAAGATCCCTGTTCCGAGTGAGCACAGCTCGCCGGAAGATTGGGACAACGTTTATGATCGTTTAGGCCGTCCGGCAACCCCGGACGATTACGAAGTCCAACTAAATGATGATTCGGATAAAACATTTGTTGCATGGTATAAAAATGTTGCGCATGAAATTGGTTTGAACCCGGCACAGGCCACCAAGCTTGCCGAGTCGTACACCAAGTTATCTGAAGAACAGGCGGAAGCTGCGCCGGACCAAGCGGTTATTCGCAGTGAGAACGAGACGGCTTTGAAAAAAGAATACGGCGGCAAATTCGACGAGAGTATGGATCTTGGCCGTTCAATGTTGACTGAGTTCTCGGACGAACAGCTGACAGAAATTGATCTCGCTGACGGATCGAAGCTGGGAGACAACCCGGACTTTATCCGCACTATGGTTAATGTAGGAGAATTTATTCGGGAACGAGTTTCCGAGGATGCCTTTGAGGGTATAACAAAAGCCGCCGGCGGTTTATCGCCGGACGATATTAGTGACCAGTTGCTCGAGGTTGAAAGAGAAAAAGGTCCGTTGTTTGATTCCAACCATCCTCAACACCGGGAATATGTAGAAAAAAGAAAACGCCTTTATGAAGAAAGATTTCCTGAAGGCGCTTAAATCAGGGTAGCGGAAACGTCCTGTTGCTTGCTCTAAAGTAGAGCCGCTGATCGTTGCGTTTAACGAAGGTTTAGTCCGTTAGGGTAGCTAACCGAATTAACCTTTACTTAAACAACTTAGGAGGTTTGACAAATGTCAAATCAGGTAACTACCGCGTTTAGCCAACAATTTGGCCAAACGGTGGCTCTTCTGAGCCAACAGCGTGGCAGTATGTTCCGAAATGTTGTTCGCAATGAGTCAGTCAAAGGCGAGAAGGCCTTTTTCGATCAGGTTTCGAGCGTAGCGGCTGTACTCAAAACGAGCAGACATTCCGATACTCCACTAACCGAAGTACCACACTCTAGGCGTCAGGTAACAATGAACACCTACGAGTTCGCAGACCTCATAGATGACAGTGATCAGGTCGCCACAATTGTTGATCCCACGAGCGCTTATGCGCAAAGTGCGGCCTCGGCAATGATGCGCGTAGTTGATGACGAAATCATTGCGGCTGCTACAGGTACTAGTAAAACCGGGAAATCCGGGAGCACGAGTAGTACTCTTGCTGCCGCCCATATCATTGCTCATGGTTCGGCGGGCCTTACGGTAGCCAAGTTGCTATCCGCGAAGGAGCAGTTAGACCTGGCAGATGTGGACCCATCGATCCCGCGTCATATCGCTGTTGCGCCTCAACAGATTAAAGACCTGTTGAATACAACAGAGGTAAAATCGAGCGATTATAATACTGTGAAAGCTTTAGCTCGCGGCGAGCTGGATTCCTTTTTGGGGTTCACCTTTCACATGAGTACTCGCCTTGCCCTGTCGAGCACCACGCGAACTTGTTTCGCATGGGCGCAAGACGGCATCTTACTGGCAATCGGCCAAGATGCTAAATCACGTATAGAGGAACGATCCGACAAGTCTTATTCCACTCAGGTCTTCTACAGCCAGACTGTAGGCAGCACCAGAATGGAAGAGGATAAAGTTGTTTCTGTTCTCTGTACAGAATCTTAGGAGGATTGAAAAATGGGTACAGTATATTCAGTCCAGAAAACCAAGTGGGACCAGAACTCTCCATCTGAGCGCATTAAACCTAATGAGCTTCATGGTCGGGTACGTATTGCTTACGCCTTGTATGAGGCGTCAGCGGAACAATCTGATATCCATATGTTTAACCTGCCTAATGGAGCGCGGATCATCTCAGGCGAGTTGGTTCACGATGCGTTAGCTTCCTCTACGACGGCTAGTGTAGGTCACGCGGTTTACAACAACGCAGCGGGGACGGAAGTCGCCCTTGACGTTGACGAGTATAAAGCCGCTGCCGCCTCAACATCGATCACAACCGTTGCTTGCGCTGCTACGACAGCGCTTGGCAAATTCTCGGTTATCGATGCTGACAAAGACGGCATACCTATTACGGTTTCTATCGCCGGTGCCAACGGCACTGGTACGGTTGAGCTGACTATGTTCTGGGTATTGGACTAACTGATCTGGGGGGCTCCGGCCCCCCATTTCTTTTGGAGATTTTTTATGGCTAGTGACGTTGACATCTGCAACTCTGCGCTCAACAACATTGGCGCAACAAACATTATTTCTCTGACTGAGGATTCAAAAGCCGCGCGCGTATGCAACCAACGATACCCGGTGGTACGTGACGCAGTTTTTCGCGCCCACCCCTGGAACTGTTTGATCCAACGCCTCGAGTTGGCCGCTGGAACAGCACCAGTTTTTGCCTTTGATTTTTCCTACCCTCTTCCGAATGATCCGTTTTGTTTGCGCGTTCTCGAGGTAGACGGCGAAGATGACGGCGTGACCTACGAGGTCGAAGGCCGCAACATTGTAACGGGCGAGAGCACAATGAAAATCAAGTACATTGCAAGAGTGCTTGATGCTAACGAATATGATGCCCTTTTAATTGAAACTATTGCCGCTCGCCTTTCCAGTGAGCTGGCCTATCCCCTTGTCAATTCCACAAGCCTACAGGCTCAGATGTTCAATATTTACGAACACAAAATAAAAACAGCACAATTTGTTGATGCAACCGAAGGAACACCCCCTGAACTTTCGAGTACGTTTTTTACTGACGCGAGATTGTAATGACCAAGTCAAGTTATGCCTTTTCCAGTTTCACCTCTGGAGAGGGATCACCGAGACTTGATGGGCGTGTAGACTTATCCAAATATTTCTCGATGTGCTCGACACTCGAGAATTTTGTTACCCTGCCGCATGGCGGGGCAACGCGAAGGTCAGGTACAAAGTTTGTGGGCGAGGCAAAGACAAGCACCCTTGCAACACGCATATTCGGGTTTGAATTTTCAACCGAGCAAACGTACATCATCGAGGCAGGGAATCAATATCTGCGCTTTATAAAGGACGGCTCGCAGATATTGGAAAGTACAAAAACCATAACGGCAATTACGAAGGCCAACCCGGCAGTAGTAACGTCGAATAGCCACGGTTATTCCAACGGCGATGAGGTGTATATAACCGGCGTTGTCGGTATGACCGAAGTGAACGAAAAGAATTTTAAAGTGGCTGGGGTAACCACTAATACATTTAACTTACAGGACATGACATCGACAAACGTCAGCTCGAGCGGTTTTACAACGTATGCGAGCGCCGGCACGGCGGCTCGGGTTTATACAATTGTAAGCCCTTATTTAACGGCTGAATTATTTCAGATCCAGTTTGCTCAAAGCGCTGACGTGATGTACTTGGTGCATCCGAATCATTCGCCGAGAAAGCTAACGAGAACCGGGCATACTGCATGGACTTTGACTGAAGTTGCGTTTGAGCTCGGCCCTATGATGGACGAGAACGCAACGGCCACAACCCTGACAACCAGCGCTCTTACGAGCTCAGTAACAATTACAGCATCAGCCATCACCGGCATTAACGGCGATACAGGATTCCAGACCAATGATGTTGGCCGCCTTATTAAAATGCTGGATGGCTACGCCAAGATCACGGCGCGCAATTCAACGACCGAGGTTGTTGCAACGGTCCAGAGCAACAGCGAATTACGAGCGGAGCTGCTACCGACCTATGCGGCATCGACAATATCATTTGCCGAGGGAGACCCCAGTGCTACCGGCGCCGAGCACAATGATCGAATTGTTGACACAGGCAAAAACTTTGTTGATGAGGGGTTTAAGGTAGGGCAGAAGATAACCATATCGGGCAGTACATCCAACAATTTTACCTGTCTTATTGTTTCAATCACCGACGATACAATACTGGTTTCGCCGTCAGATGATCTGGTCACCGAAGCGGCGGCGTCCGGCCATACTATTACAGGAACTATTGAAGCCACTGACGAGTGGAACCTGGGAGCCTTTTCCGCGCAGACCGGCTATCCGGCAACGGTTTGTTTTTATGAAGAGAGGCTGGTTTTTGCCGGCACTACGGAACAACCCCAAACAATATTCTTTTCCGAGAGCGGAGGGTTTGAACAATTTAAGGATGGCGCTGACGATGCAGACGCCATGCGGTATACAATTGCATCTCAGCAAGTAAACATTATACGATTCCTGCAACCGGGACGGGTTTTAATAGT